ACTCGCCGATCGCCGCCGCGAACAGGTAGCCGGGCATGACGATGACGTTGTAGCCTTCGTCGATGGCCGCTTCGACCTGCGCGATGCGCTCCGCGTCGGAGTCACCGGTGGGCTTGAAGTAGTTGAAGTCGATGCCGTTGGCATCGCAGAACGCCTTGCAGGCCTCGTAGGTCGTCTGGTTGAAGGACTGGTCGGTGATGTCGCCGGAGTCGGTAATCATCGCCACGCGGTAGGTTTCATCCGCAGACGCGAAGGAAACCGCGCACAGCACCATCGCCAGCGCCAGGATGAGAGAAACGAGCTTCTTCATGGATTCATTCTCCTCTCGTGATTTGAGCATCTTCTGCTCTCGTATTATTGTAACAGTTTTTTGCCCGTTTGAAAAGAGGGCAAGCAGCATTTCTTTAAAAAATCCCCCCAAAATGCGCAGAAAATGTGGCAGATATTTTTCGATAGCTGATTTTCCCCTGCTTCGCGCCCTTGCGGATACCTTTCCGCTTTCCTTTCGATCCCCTTCCCCGCGATTTTTCCGCATTTCCGCTTGACAATCCTCCCCTGCTGTGGTAAAATAATTAGGCTGATGAGCGCCCGTAGCTCAGTTGGATAGAGCGTCAGACTCCGACTCTGAAGGTCACAGGTTCGACTCCTGCCGGGCGTACAGGAGAAAATCCCCCGGAAGTGCAAGGCTTCCGGGGATTTTTGATTGGATTTTTGATGATGAAAACAGACGGATTTTTGCCATTAGAATGGGGGCTGACTACCGAAATTGGGCGAGGACGGTAGTCAGAATGGTAGTCAGGTGAAGGGGCTGGAAGTGTGCGCAGAGTGGATGACGTATACACGACGGCAAAAAAATCAGCGGAATTTCCGCAAATGCTTGCGATTCCCCGCCGCGTATGGTATCATCAAGACAGCGGCGCGCAGGGCTGTGCTGACTTTCATCAGAAGGAGCGAGGAAAATGGTAACATACATCGAGGGGAACATTTTCAGCAGTCCCGCGCAAGTCATCGTGAACACGGTCAACACCGTTGGCGTATGGATGCCGCCCAGACGCCGGAGCATCTGAAACAGGAAGAAACCGCCGACTGGCTTCGCGCCCATGCGCAGGACATGTCCTTCGCTGGAGTGTGCGACGATTTGAAGCTCGGTCAGGCAATTCTCCCCTATCAGCGGGAAAAGGACGGCGTGCATTCAGCTTTTCCTTCGCGGATACGCCCGAAAAGCGCGACTACGCCCTCAGATACAACCGGTGCAATCAACCCTTGACCTTGGAAGCCAATTTCGTTTTTGAGTGGCTGCGCGGCAGTGCGACAGTTTCGACCAGCTTCGCCGATGTGCGGTCTGTTCGAGCAGCCGCTTTCCTCGTATGAATTGATGTGATTCACAGAAAAAGAGCCGGGACAGCCTCAGAGGATTTCTCCCTCCGCCGCCATCCCGGCTTTTTTCATGTCTCCTGATGCTCGTGCAGCGGTTCCCGTTCGGAATTATTGTATGAAAAAACAGCCTGCACGAGGTGTGCGGCTGCTTTTCGCGGATTAAGTTGATTGCAAGTTGATGGTAAGTTGCAATTTCTCTTTGCAACTTGCAATTTTTAGTTTCGAACAAGTTTCAAAGCTGGTTCAAAGACGGTTCAAAGACGCCTGCTTGATATGCCCGCCATTGCGTTCCATCATGATGTCGCTGAAAAACTCCCGATTCACGGTGATGTTCGGCAGCTCATTCGCTTTCATGGTAATGACCACCTGCAAGTTTGACGGGCAGGCATAATCTCCGTAGATGCTTTCTGCCTTTTCGGTGATGGTCTGCCCGCAGTCCCTGATTTGCTGGATTCGTTCCTCTCTGGTCATGGTCACGTTTACGCACTCCTTTCAACGTATCAAAAAAGCACCTTGCGGGGGCAGGGTGCTTAATATTCTTCCACGATTTCAAAGTCTTCCGGAGAGTACAGGAACGTTTCGCCGCTGTCATCCGTCACGCGGAAAAGTCCCGTCACCGAATGGTATGCGCTATATACCTTGCCGTTTTTCAGATAGATGTGGTCTGTGTCATTTACGCAGCGTACCTTCATTTCCGGCTTTTCAGAAAGTGGTGCGGCAGCTTCTTCAAGCTGACGGAGAATCATCACGTCATCTTCTTTCAGCAGCTTGTCCAGCTCTTCGCGTGACATAGCGGCATACTTTGCGCGTTCTTCGTAGTCAATGTTGTCATTTTCGCGGTAAACTACTCGTTTTGCCACGTTACTTCACCTCCCTGAAAGAAAAATCGTACAACTCCGACAGATATTCCAGTGCCTTACGCTGTGCATCACCTTCATTGTAGCCTGTTTTTTTGAAGCTGTCAACACGCTTGTTATAAATTGCATCAATGATTTTCGTTTTGGGTGCGCTGTACTTGTAAATCGTCCCATCATGACACAGCACATAGCCCGCCGAATACCCATTTTGCAATGCAGCGTTGATGTCTGCCGCGCTCGGCGGCATACTGCCGGGGTGGTTGTGGAACGCTACCACTTGCTCGCCTTTCTCCTTCGCCTTTTTAATGGCGTTGAAGATTTCCACCGTGTACTCCGGCGTTCCCGGCTTGTCGCCTGTGACGGACTTCACCCACGTCTGCCTATCGCGGTTATACAGGTACAAGTCCTCGCCGTTCTGCCCGGAACGATGCTGCAGCAGTTCCTTGGCGGCTTTCAGGAACTCGCGCCGCTCTTGCGGGCTGTTCGCCATCAGGTCGAATTTATCCGCATATTCTCGGCTTTCAATCACCTTGGAATCCACTGCGAACGCTCGGCTTTTCGTGATTCTCTCCTGATTGTAGAATACTTTTTCGCTTTCTTCCGCCGCTTTCAGATACTTCTCCTCAAACTCCCTGAACCCCTCCGTCTTGTCCAGCCCGAAGAACTTCGCCCTGTCCTTCATGGTCTGCAACTCGTCCGCATCCAGCGCCCATTTCGCCCGCGTCAGCGCCACGCATCGGCAGTTGCAGTCCTCTTCCGGACGACCGAATGCGCCGGGGTACTCCGCTTTCTTGCCGTCTATCTCGAACGGTTCGCCGACTTCGCGAATCTGCCCGTCCAGGATGCGGTGATCCGTGCGCGTGTTGCCATCCAGCACGGCATCCCACTGCTTCACGACTTGGCAGCCTTGACCCTTGGCGGCGTTGCGTGCGTCATCAGCGGATTGCTGCTGAATGCGGTGTCCCTCGGTGCGGACAATCGTCTTCGCGCGTTTGAGCGGGATGCCGGACGAAATCTGCACCTGACGTGCAATCATGCTGTAGTCGCTGCCGATGGAGATGCCGACGGAAATTTCCCGGCGGATGGTCTTCTTCAGCTTCTGCATATCCACGCCGAGTTCACCGTACAGCCGCCCGCTGAGCTTGCTGTCCGTGCGGATGGCGCGGGTCACTGCGCGCTGGTCAATGGGTGAGAGCAGCGGCATTCCCTGCTTGTGCAGGCTGTACATCGTGCCGACATAGCCGTGCTGATAGCTGCGCGTCAGGTATTCTTCGATGGTCTGATTGCTTTTCTTGTGCAGTTCGTCCAGTGCAGCGTTGATTTGGGCTTTCATCGCCTCCTGATAGCGCTTCTGGTAGATTTTCGATTGCGTCATCTCGTCGCTTTCGAGGATGCGGATGTGGTTGTCAATGCGCCGAATCGCCCGCTGGTACGCCTTTTCCAGTGCCTTGATGGTCTCCTGCTCATCATCCAGCATGGCTTGCAGGGCTTCCTTCTCGCTCTTGCGCATTCACATCACCCCGCGTCATCCTCTTCCGCCGGAACGTCCGCCAGCACCACGTCCGCCGCGCCGTCGTCTGATTTCGTCCGCCCGCAAATCGTCTTGTAGTCCAGTTCCAGCACACCGCAGATGTTTTCCATCAGCGTGTCGCCGTCCAGCAGCGTCGCAAGGTTCAGGAGCGTGGCAATCTGCGCCTGCTGCTTCTGCGCCTCCGTCAGCTCAATCTGCGCGTTGTCCAGCGCATTCGCCATCACCTCGCGCTGGAAGTCGAAATACACGTCCTGCATCTGGTAGTCCGTGCCGCCGGATTCGTTGATTTCCGCCAAAACGATTTTCAGCAGCTTGCGCATGAACTGCTTCAAGCGGATTTCCAGCTTGTTGCACTTGAGGTCAAGCAGCGCATAGCGGCTCTTGATGACCACGTTCGTCACGTTGCCGTCGCCGACCTGCGCGGCGTTGAAGCCCATGCCGAAGCGGTAGATGTTCTTTTCGTCCAGTTCCAGCTTCGTCTGGCGCGCCTGATAGGGAATGTCAATCGTGCGAATCTCAACGTCGCCGCCGGAATCCGGGATGCCGATGTGCTTTTTCGCCCGGATGTTGGTCATCAGCTCATCGAGGTTGTCGCCCTCAAAGCCCTTGACGACGTAGAGAACTTCGTTCGCGTCCTGAATGTTGTTGGATAGCCCGCAGGACATGAGGTCGTAGTCGTCAATCAGCCCCTTGATGGTTTTGAGGCCGGAAAACTGCTTCTGCCCGTTGTCCAGGCGGAAGAAGGGGATGAAGCCGAAGCCGTCAAAGTAGGTGCTTTCGTCGCCGGGCTTGCGCCAGATGGTGTGCGGGCGCGGGTTCAGCGGTGCGGATTCATCCGGCACAATCTCGCCCTCGTTCACCTGGCAGAAGAAGTGCGTCTGCTTTTTGTCCCACACCTGAATGCGCTTGATGGCTTTGTTGTCCTTGCCGATGCGGTCGATGTACCAGTAGATGACGTACTCGCAGCCGTCGTCCGTATCCTTTGCCCGCACTTCCACCACGCCGAGGCCGTCCGCCGCCTGAAAGCGCGTGCGGCCGTCCGCATCCTTGTAGGCGTACATGTACTCGAAGCCCTTCGCCACCGCGCCCGTGATGACCTCGTAGAGTTCAGCGGTGAAATCCTCGTCGAAATAGTCCTCCAGCGCCTTTTGAAGCTCCGGAATGTCCGACCGCACGAACGCTTCCTGCCCGGACAGCATGTACTGCGCCTCTTGGTCTACCAGCTCGGTGAAGAACGGGTGGCTGATTTTGATGTTCGAGCGGTTCTTGTCCTCCTGCAAAGCACCGTCCGCATTGATGAAATACAGCCGATACTTTCGGATGTCGTGGTCGCCCTCGTAGTACTTTTGCCCGACCCGCGCAAACCGCTTTTTGTCGGAAGATGCGTCGTTATCAATGAACGCCTTGATTTCGGGAATTGTCAGCATGTCAATCACCCCTTTCAGGTGTCTTTCGCCGTCTTGGTGTGCCTGTAGGTTGCCGCCAGCCCTGCGCCGCCGCTCACGCTGATGAAGGTCGTCGGGGCATAGGTAGTCAGCGCCTTGTAGGCTGCGACTTCGTCCGCAGAAATGTCGGTTTCCACCGGTGTAGCAAGCGCAGCCCAAATAAAAACGTCATTCTCGTCCAAAAACTGCTTAAAGTCATCGAGGGTCGTCGTGCCTTTTTCGGCGAATGCAAAGCCGACAAGGTTATTCCGATTGGCAATCACCCCGCCGACCGTTTCAGAGCCAAGAGCGGTGGAAAAGTGCGTGCAGAGCACGTTCGACGTGTATGTGCCGTTGAACCAAGCGAAGTAGCGGTCAACCTCGCGACCTGCCGTCTGCCAATTGAGCGACGATGTTACCTTGATTTTCCCGATACGCTGCACCCGCACGCCGCGCGCCAAATCCACCTCGTCGCAGACCCACTGCTGCCCGTTTTCGTCCGTGTAATTGCCGCTGGATGCAACCGGGATGCCGCACAGCGCGTTCGGCGTTTGCAGCGTCTGCGATTCGTTCGCGCCATCCGACACCGTGACCGCCACCGTCCCGCCGTCACCCGCGCTGACAATCGGCACGGGCGCGGTCGGGGTCGGCATGGCAG